ATCAGTTGGATTTGGTGGGCAAACATTTGAATCATAATATGTTCCAGACCATGTATATTTCTGAGTTTGTGTATTAAGAACCCATTGTCCTGCTGGACATGTTGGTTGATCTGATGAACATAATGCTGTATTAATTGCAGAATTTTGACTATATCCTAGCCCAGGACCATTTCCAATCCAACAACTACTTGGACTTGGCGGACATACATTTGAATCCCAATTATTTAATGCATTACCATTTGAATCAGACCACACATATTTATTTTGTGCATTCAATTTCCAACTAGCATTTGATGGACAAGTAGGTTTTGGTGGACAAATTTCACTTTTAAAATTATTATTTAAATTTGGACTTGAAAAACTGTAATTATTACCTAAACCATTACCTATCCATCTGCCATCAGTACAATCACCAGGATTTGCTGGACATACATTTGCATCATATGTACCACCAGACCAAATATATTTATTTTGATTTAGATTTGCTGTCCAAACACCGTTTGCTGGACATGTTGGCATAGGTGTACAAAGACTGAAATCGTTAATTGCATTATTTTGACTATAACCTTGTCCAGGACCATTTGGTATCCAACAATCACTTGGATTTGGTGGACATACATTTGAATCCCAAGTATTTACAGGGTTATTATTTGCATCAGTCCATACATATCTTTGTGTTTGTGTATTAAGTTTCCAACTAGCATTTGTAGGACAGGTAGGCATTGGTGAACAAATTTCACTTTTGAAATTATCATTTAAATTTTTACTTGAAAATCTATAACCTTGTGTTGGACCTTTGCCAATCCATTCGCCATCAGTACAATCACCAGGACTTGGAGGACATACATGCGAGTCGTATGTTCCTCCAGACCATATATATTTCTTTTGACTTAGACTTGGTACCCAACCACTATTTACAGGACAAACTGGCTTTGGTTGTGAATTACATATATTAGGATCAATATTTTGATTAAGACTATAGTCAATACCATTTGAATTTGGCAACCAACATTGATTTGGATCTAAAATAAGTACAAATCCATCAGAATCAGGATTGTTAAATCCATCACCAGGAAGTCCATTTATAGTACCAAAATATTGTGTAGCAGAATTATTTTGATCATTCGAATAATTATAATTAGTAAATGATGATCCACCAATTGCGGGAGTAATATTATTTAATGGAGCACTTATACCAGCACTACCACCAACATATCCACCACCACCTCCTCCTGCTGCATCTATACCATTTGATGGAATTACTTCTGTCGAATCTAGATAACCAATCCCACTTCCAGATCCTCCACCTCCAAAACCTCCATCTGGATGAATTAGTGTTTTTTTAATACCATAAACATAACCAAATGGATTATTTAATGCTATAGGATTCAATAATCCATCTCCAACTGCGGTTTGAAGATAATAATATGAATAATATGAAACAGTTCTACGTCCTGGTAGATAATAATAGAAATTTCCACCATATCCTGCTGTTGTGGTAATATATCCTCCTCCATTTACTGGATTTGTATATGGTGATAATGTTGATGCATCAGCTACAGATTTTATAGTAGCATTTCCACCATTTGAATTATATCCAGCTCCACCTCCTCCACCTGCAACAAATACATTTTGTAAAAGTGTATTATTTATAGTTACAACTATTGATGCTCCTCCTCCACCACCACCATTACCTAATGTATTTGTAATAGTTATACCTTTTTGTCCAACAGCAATATATATATCAGTTTGATAATTTATAGTTATTTGAGATTGTATAACAATTCCTCTACCACCATTATAATTACCTGAATTTCCACCACTTGCACCAGCTATTATGATTAAAAAAGTTCTTGGATATGTAATTCCAGCTAATGTAAATTTTTGACCACCATTACTAAATGCAGCATTACCAGATGCTGCCACATTTTGTATAAAAGTTACTTGATTTTCTAATGAACTTCCCTGATAAGCTATATTTATTTGATTTTGTGAAGAAGGTCCCCATCTTCCTGTTGAACCACATGATGTAAATAACCATGGTCCAGTATTAGAAAGTGACGAATCAAATAATGGTTTTGGTATTGGTAATGAACTATTACATGATATATCTGGTATAATTTCATACCAACGTGGAGAAGTTTGATCAGAATCATAACAAACTATATAATTTGTTATTATTTTATAACCAGCAGTTACTTGATTAATATTAACACCATTATTCTGCAAAGGATCAGTATATAGTTCTTTTATTATATAAATTTTATTTGAAAGACAAATTGTTTTATTATATAAATTATCTATATAACCCAATCCATAATAAGTAACAAGATAACCTGCATCATTATTTATATTATAAGATAATGAAGGAGTAGGATTAAATCCTGTAGCAATTAATTGCATTATATTCGCTTGTTGAGCTGCTGCATCATTTTGACCAAATTGTTCTTTACTATTTCTATTAACAATTATAACTAATATTATTAATAATACCAAAATTATCGATAAGATAATTATCATTACAATATACTAATTTATTTTTTTTTATTAATTACAGTTATTTATTTTTTTTCATTAATTACAGTTATTTATTTTTTTTTATTAATTGCATTAATTTATTTTTTATTGATTAAGAAGAGCACATTAAGCAATCTTTGTTTTCTCTTGTGCATGCAAATACTGATTGGTTTGCTGCATTTGCCGAAGATGATGGGGGTGAATCTAATGTAAATGCAGAAACTTTGGCTTTTGGTCTTGTGCGTAAATAATAAATTCCTGTTTTCAATCCCTTCTTCCATGCATAGAAATGCATTGCAGATAATTTATTAAGTTCTGGTTCTTCTACAAAAAGATTTAAACTTTGTGATTGGCATACATATATACCACGATCAGCTGATTGATCAATGAGCACTTTTTGTTTGATTTCCCAAACTGTTTTATATAAATTGCGAATTTCTACTGGGATCTCTGCAATTTCTTGAATACTTCCTGAAGCTATCAAGATTTTATTCTTCATTTCCACATTCCACAAACCACGTTCAAGCAAATCTTTAATCAAATATTTATTAATCAATGTAAATTCTCCAGCCAATGTTTGACGTTGATATATATTATTTGTAAATGGTTCAAAACATTCATTGAATCCAAGAATTTGACTAGTAGATGCAGTAGGCATTGGTGCCAATAATAAACTATTGCGAATACCCCATTTAGCAATATCTTGTCTCAAAGATTCCCAATCCCATTCACCTTCAGGTGCTTTATTCCACAAATCAAATTGAAATTTACCTTCAGATATAGGTGATCCAATAAAAGTTGCATATGTTCCACGATAATCTTGACCAGAATAGTTATCAATCAAATTTAATTTTGCTTCATCTTGTGTTAAATTAAGATAATCATTGATAGCTGCAATTCTATCAAGTTTATCAATTGATAAATTTGCAATATCTTTAACATATGCTTCTTTTTCAATAATCATTTCAGCGCGTTTCTTTGAAATTCTCATAGAAGCACTTAAAGCCCCATGATAAATTGTTTCAAATATTTCACGATTTAGTTTTGCAGCTTCAGGGCTATCAAATGCAATTCTCATCATTGCATAAGTATCTGCAAGACCTTGAATACCAATACCAATTGGACGATGACGTTTATTAGATAGTTCAGTTTCTGGCACTGGATAATAAGTGCGATCAATAATTTTGTTAATATTACGTGTCAAGATTCCAGCAATTTTATGCAATTCATCAAAATCAAAGAAAGACTCGCCATTTGCAGTCTTCTTAATAAAAGAAGGCAATGCAATAGAACCTAAATTACAAGTTGCATATTCAGTATCTGATGAGTATTCTATAATTTCGGTACAATTTCCTAGAAGTACGCCATTAAATATACCTGTATGTTTTAATGGTTCATTAAAACAGAAAGTATCATCATATTCATTATTATCTTCTATTTTAGAAATTTTAATATATCTAGATGATATATTTGAGGAATTTTTTAACTCATCAATATTTAATCTTTTTGGAGAAAATCCTAAAGTTGATAAATGATTTAATGATACATTATCAATATTTACACGATATAATTTTTTACATAAATATTCTTTATTTCCACCTTTACCATCAGGTAAAAAACGTATGTTATCTGAATGTGCAGTTTTTATTTTAGTATTGACTCCAAGTGTTTGAAGCATATAAAATATATCTTTAATAAAGTCGTAATTTATTGATGTAAATTGAATGTTTTTAATACCATTTAAGAATATTAAACAACCGTCCCCATCAAGATATCCTTCTAACCATCTTAATTTAGTATCAATTGTTCCATTTATTGGAACATAATATTTAGGATGAATATTATGATTTAATCCAATTGTTATTTTATTATTAATTTCATCATTTTTTAATATATAAATATAATCAATAAAATTAAGTAATTTTTTTTTATCACCATACAATGATATCAATGGTATTGGTTCTCCTGAATTTGCAGAACATTTATTAGAATTATATATTTTTTTATAGTTTTGATGTCTTTTACAGAAATCTGTTTCATTCCATTTATTAAAATTACATTGTTTTAAATTATTTATATTTTGATAAGTACCTTCTGCGCAAAATAATCCATGTGTGTATGGTGAATTCATTATTTCTGTACCAGTATTTAAAGTAGGTAAATTATAGCGAACAATATTCATATTAATTTTTAAGTCTTTTGCATCAATTATTTTAACAATTGATTTCTCAAATGGTCTTTTACCTGTTTCTATATGAAATTTATGATATGGTGTGCATCTAATTGTTATTCCATTATTAAATCCAATAGTAATTAATTTTTGCATTGTTCCAGTTTTTTTTATAATTACTTTACTAAATTCATGACCATTCCATATTTTTTCTTCTTTTTCTTCTAAATCTTTAATTTTAAAATACCCATTTTCTGTTAAAATCATAGTTTCTGGGGCTACGCATAAATTGCTACTACGAATAGTTCCAATATTTTGTTGATTAGATTTCTTATTAGCAGCATCTTTATAAAGAAGATATGGTGTACCAGTTTCTATTTGTGATTTCATAGCAGCCATCCAGATTTGTTGTGCTTTTACTTTTTTACGAAATTTACCTTCAGATTCATATTTGAGATATAATTGATCAAAAGTATCACCATAAGAATCTGATAAACCACGGCATTCATCTGGGCACATAAGACACCAATCTCCGTCATCTTGAACACGTTTCATGAAGATATCTGGAATCCAGAGAGCAGTAAATAAATCACGACAACGTTCTTCTTCATTACCATGATTTTTACGCAATTCTAGGAAATTTTCAATATCTGCATGCCACGGCTCTAGATAAACTGCAATGCTGCCTTGACGGCGCCCACCTTGATTGATATGTAATGCAGCTTGATTATAAACACGAAGAAGTGGGACAATACCAGAACTATACCCATTGGTACCGCGAATATAACTCATTTTTGCACGAATATCATGAATATGAATACCAATTCCTCCAGCAGATTTACTAATATCAGCACAATCTGCTAGGCATTTGCGATACATTCCATTTACAGAATCACCCATTCCCAATAAGAAGCAAGATGCCAAATTTGCTTTATTAGTACCAGCATTAAAAAGTGTTGGAGTTGCATGAGTAAAATATTTCTTGCTCATATAATCATAAGTTTCAATAGCTTCTTTCATATCATTTCCATGAATACCAAGTGCAACACGAAGCCACATATGTTGAGGACGTTCAATAATTTTACCATTAACTTTTGTTAAATAAGAACGTTCAAGAGTTTTGAATCCGAAATAATCAAAACCATAATCACGTGTATAATCAATAATAGAATTTAGCTTTTCTTTGTGAGAATTTATAATTGCAACGAGTTCATCAGAAACTAATGGAGAAGGATTACCATGAATATCTACATTATTTTTGAGAATAGTAATAACTTCACTGAAAGATGGTGAAGTATTTTTATGGTGATTACTGATAATAATACGAGATGCTAGAATACCATAATCAGGATGAGTAGTAATAAAGGATGCACATAATTGTGCTGCGAGTTCATCAAGTTCACTTGTTTTAACACCATCATAAATACGAGCACATACTTTTTGCGCTATTTCATCTGCTGATACACCATTTAGTTCATAGCATAAATTATGAATACGATTCAATACTTTGTCAAAAGAAATATTTTCATATGAATTGTCTCTTTTAATAACTCTCATTCGCGTGTCTTTTGATTCCATTGTATTCAATAGTTATAAAAATAAATCATTTTTTTCTTAAGCAATTTTATCGATATTTTTAAGGACCAGTTGCAGAAATTGGAACACTGCTAGCGCCTTGTGGTCCAAATACAATTGTTGGTGGTCCCCCTGGTGTTCCTGGTGGTGGAGTTACTGATGCTCCTGGTGCATTTGATGGTAATGAATTAATATTAATATCGGTTGGTAAAGTATCATTTGAATCAGGACAAGCAGTGGTCCATGGGATACCACATTGTTTTGCCCATGCACAGCGATATTGATTTGGTTTATCAGGGAAATCTAAATAATCTTTTGCAGATAAATAGCTTGGATAAACCATATCACACATCATTGTTTGTTGTGCATTTGTTGCATTTGGATCATTTGTTGAATTCCATATTGGTGTGCTACCAATTGCAGTATTGCCATACATATCTTGTAAATAATAAGATTTAGTTGCACCAGAACCAACACCACCTAATAAATTAGCTAAAGCAGGTTGTGTTTTTGCTAAATTAGTTAAATCAGTATTTGTATTTGGTAATGCATATCTTATTTGTGAAGCTGATGTATTTGCATTAACATTTATTGGATTATGTCCATATATATTTTGGTTAACACCAGTATATACACCAGTTTTGTCAATAGTATTTGCTGATCCAAGAGCATTAACTAAGTTATTATTTTGATATTGAGATAATTTACTATTTGTTGAATCATAGAAAGTTGGATAATTATAGACATTTGGATCTGGTCTGCAACGATATTTAAGTAATGGTTGATTGGTGGTTGATGCTTGTTTTAATTCACTATCTGGTGTTTGTTCTAAAATCCAATAATCTGGACATACATCTTTATCATAAATATTACTAGCGGGTATACTTGGTTTATAATTTACTACTTGCATAATTACAACAGCAACTGTGATTATAGTTCCAATAACAAAAGTTATTGTAAATGGCATAATTGTATCACCAACAAATTCTTTCGCACTATCAGAAAATAAAGTCACTAATAATAAGCCAGCTGCAAATACTGCATAAGTTACGCAAACAGCAACAGTACCTTTGAAAAAGTTTGTTTTATTTGCAACATATGAGTTATATTGTGCAGTTGTCATATTGGGGTATAATTTTTGCATAGCTGCTTGTGAGTCACTTATTTGTGTTGATGATGACATATTAACACTTGGTGTACTTGGTGTTGCCATAGATTCTTCTGTATTACATAAAAGAAACAAATTTATTCATTTATTCAAGTTTGAATAATATAGGTTGTCTTGTTCCTTTCATTGTTTGAAGTTGTGGATTATCAAAAGGTAATGGTAATGTACTAGCATCTTTGCGATAAGTTTGATATTGTAATACATTACTAAGAACTTCTGGAACTGCCCAATTTAATACAGCAGCATTTAATTTTTTAACTTGTGATACACAATCAGACGAATCATTTACTGAATATTGTAAATATATAGATCTCATAATAACTTTTAATTCATTATCGTTTTGTCTGCCAATAGTCATACCACTTTCTTTAAAAACTCTATAACGAATGCCTTCTTGTAATGCATCAATATTAGTTGGTGAAAAATACAAATCAGATACTGCGGTTTTACTTAATTGTCCTTCAAGTGCTTCATTTTTATAGTTATTATTATCAATTTTTCTATTTTGAAATGTTGATATATCAAATGCTGGCATTGGTGATATTAAATCAACTCTTCCATTGATTTTACCAGTAGCAATTAAAGAAGATTCTTCTATATTATCAATAGAAGCGTAATTTTGATTAAAGTGGCTCATATTCTATTTAATTCTAATATTTTAATCACTCTGATTTAATTCTAGTATAATTCTAATTTAAATTCTTGTATATTTGTAAAATGGAATCTTTAACAAAGCATTTCATAAAAGATTATAATATAACTGTTAAAAGTGAAAAAATTTTAGAAAATAGTTTTAATCTTTTAGTGTTTCGTGTAGCTACATTAGCAACTGCGTTTGCCATGGCATCCATGAAAACTTCTGTAACTAAAGATGAAATTTCTAAAGTTATTAATATTGTTTTAATAAATGGTGGAAAAAGAATGAAGGGTGGCGAAGCTATGCCAGCAGAATTCTATGGATATAAAATTGAAGGGGATGTATATTCTGCAGGAAATGAAAATGTAGGTGCTGTGAATGTTGGTAAAATTGATTGGGATGCTGGTATTGCTAGACCAGCCCAAGGACCACCAATGCAAGGAGGAGCATATGATAAACAAATGCAAGGAGGAGCGCATTCATGTCCTTGTGAATTATTTAGTAAATCAAAAGCTGTTAAGAAAATAGTTAAAGATATAATTGAAAAAGATCATTCAATGAAAATCTCTAGGGAAAATTTAAAAATAATGCTTAAAGCATTAGATACTTTCGCATACAAATTAGGTATTAAATTAAAAGACAAAACACTTACAGAAGCAAAATACAAAAAAATGATAAATAACAAGAAATTTGGAATACTCAAATAAGTAAGTCAAAATAATCAAAAAAGTTATCTATTTAAAAAGAAATAAAGAATGGAAATAGAAACAAATGCAAAATCATTAATTTTTACATTAGATGGAAATATTGGTGCAGGAAAATCAACTGTACTTGAATACATTCATTTAAATTATAAACTTCCAGTTGATCTTGAACCAGTTAATAAATGGCAAACTTATTTGGATGATATGTATAAAAATAACAAAAGTGGCTTTGAATTTCAAGTTCGTGTATGGCTTGACAGATGTTGGATTCAACCAAAATCACATGTTCTTCCTATGCTGATGGAACGTTCTCCATATTTTCAACGTAATGTATTTATGCCAATTAATCATGAAAATGGGCGTCTTTCTGATAGAGAATTTGCATCTCTACATGAGATGTATGAAAAAAGTAATAATATTTGGATACCAAATGGATATATTTATTTACGCTCAGATCCTAAGAAATGCTCTGAAAGAATCAATAAGCGAGGACGTCAATCAGAGGAAAATATTCCTCTTGATTATCTTGAGAAACTTCATGAATTTCATGAAAAAGCATACTTATATGCAGCATCTCTTGAATATCCAATCAAAGTTATTAATATGGAAGGAAAACCAATATCAAAAATTGCAGAAGAAATCATGGAAGTAGTTGAAGAACTAAAATTGGTTAATTAAAAATTATTATTTAATAATAATGGGACAGAATTCATCAAAAGAAAATATAGAATCTGAAAAAACTACTAAAACTAAAAAAGCATCATTGCGATCACCTGAAAAAACTACTAAAACTAAAAAAGCATCATTAACACCTGAAAAACAAACTACAAGACCATTTACTAGACTTGATGAAACTATAACTAGAAGAGTTAAAAATGGATTTAAAACTTATACATTCGAAAAAGGAAAAAGTATTTGGCATGGAACAACTGCAAATTTTAGTACTGATAGTGAAATACAAAAATGGTATCAAAAAATTTTAAATAATGATATTGCAAATGCATTAAATAAACCTTTTTATTTAACAGATAGAAAAACAGCATCAGCATATGGTACAGCAATGGATTCTTCTAAATTAGTTTGTATATATCCAAGACCCCCAGATCCAAAAACAGATAATATTAAATCATCAGACATAATACCATTATATTATAACCCAGGACATCATGGAGCAAATATTGAATTTGAAGTAATTAAAGATTTTGTTCTTTTAGATATTGGTAATATTGGTAATATTAAAAAATTATGGGACATTATTGATAAAAGCACTACAATGGATGATGATACTAAACAATTATATCATGAAACTATAGTAGAAACATGTGCGATGCCTCGTCCATATAAAGTTCCACTTACGAAAAGAGTATTTTCTACTAGATATAGAAAACCTAAAAGATGTGAAAGAAAATCTAATGATTTTCTAGATTCTGAATTAATTAAATTAATATGTAATAATTCAGAATTAGATTTTATAGATGGGTGGATATATTTTGGTACTGAACATTTTGGTAAAGATCCATCAACGTTTCATGGTGAAGTTTTATTATGCAAACCAGAAGATAAATTACAATTTAAAAGTGTTTATGAGGTACCAGACACATCATACGATTTTCCTTCATATGATGAATTTAAAGCTAAATCTAGAAAATATATAAAAGAATATAATAAATATTCTAAAATATTTATACAATCAAAATATCCTCTAAATATTATATTTGAATAAAATAAAATTTGAATTTATTTAAGAATCTAATCAGTATAACATTAAATGGCTTCAAAACAAAAGTATAAAAAACATGAATTACGGGACCATATTTACACCCTACCAGATACTTATATTGGTAGTGTTGAACAGACACAACTAGAAACTTATCTATATGAATCAGAAACCAAGACAATGGTTAAAAAGAACATCAATTATGTACCAGGTTTGTATAAAATATATGATGAAATTCTTGTAAATGCTCTTGATCATGTTATGAGATTGAAAGAAGAAGCAAAATCAAAGAAAGGACCAGAAGAAGATATCAGATTTGTTAAAAATATTAAGATTACAATTGATAAAACAACTGGATCTATCGAGATTTATAATGATGGAGATGGTATCGATATTGAAAAGAATAGTGAAGGTATTTACTTTCCTCAAATGATCTTTGGAGAACTTTTAACATCTAGTAATTATGATCAAGAAGTTGAAAAGTTATGGGGAGGTAAAAATGGGTATGGATCAAAATTAGCTAATATTTTTAGTAAAGAATTTATTGTTGAAACAGTAGATCATCGTAAGAAAAAAATATATACGCAAACTTTCTCAGATAATATGAAAATTACTGAAGAACCAGTAATTAAAACAAGTGGAAAAGCACCATATACAAAGATTACCTTTATTCCAGATTTTAGACGATTCGGATTATCAGAATTTACTGATGAAATCTATGAACTTTTTCATAGACGCGCAATGGATGCTGCAGCTATTACTGATACAACTGTTGCTGTGTTTTTTAATGATACAAAATTAGATATCAAGAATTTTGAAAAATATATAGATTTTTTTATTGGAACAAAACAATCTCATCCTCGTGCATTTGAAACTTGTAATGAACGATGGGAAGTCTCTGCTACTTATTCTGAATCTCATCAATTTGAACAATTATCATTTGCAAATGGTATTAATACTACACGTGGTGGTAAGCATGTTGAATATATAACAAATCAAATTACTAAGAAACTTTCTGAAATGGCTTTGACTAAAACTAAAAAAGCTGTAAAAGCTCAACATATAAAAGATAATCTTATGGTATTTGTAAAATGTCTAATTGTAAATCCAGCATTTGATACACAAACAAAAGACTCTTTGACAACACCAGTTGCTAAATTTGGTTCTAAATGTGAATTATCAGTAAAATTTTTCACAGAATTATACAAATCTGGAATCATTGAAAAAGCTATAAGTCTCACAGACTTTCATCAAGAAAAACAACTAGTCAAAACAGATGGCAAAAAAAATAAGAAGCTGTATGTATCAAAACTTGATGATGCAAATTTGGCAGGAACTAAAGAAAGCGATACATGTACTCTTATTTTAACAGAAGGAGATAGTGCCAAGACTATGGCAATCAGCGGGTTGAGTATTATTGGTAGAGAACATTATGGAGTTTTTCCATTGCGTGGAAAAATTCTTAATGTTAAAGATGCAGCAAATGCAAAAATTGCAGCAAATGAAGAAATTACCAGTATTAAAAAGATTCTTGGATTGCAACAAGGAAAGAAATATATAAATCTTTCTGAATTACGCTATGGTAAAATCATGATATTATGTGACCAAGATAGTGTATTGGGTGATACACCTTTATTATTAAAAAATAAAGATGATTTAATTGAATTCAAAACAATTGAAAATATTTCAAGTAAATGGGAA